GTTTTTTGCAAGAGCGTCGCGCTGCTGTTCTGCAGCTTCGAGCTTTGCGTGAATATCTTGCGTTTCTTCCAATTCTTCAGAAGTCAACGCGCGCTCCTCGGTTTCTGCGAGGGCGTTGATGTTAGCCAACTTGTCTTCCAGCTGGGAAATGTAGCGGGCCGCATCATTTGAGTTGCGTAAGTTCATAATCTTAAATTGTTTTGCGGGCTTACTTTCCGCTGTTTGTTCAAAGGTACGCACTTCCTGCTTTTCAGGTTGCGCCTCTGAAATCGTTTCAGTTTCTTCTACTGGCTCAGGCTTAACCTCGGCCATCTGTCGCGCCGCCACCGTAGTGGTTGGGTAGGCTGGGTACGTGACTGGGCTGACGTCCAACAGGCGTGCTACCTTGAGTACGCGCCGCACGCTGCGATCCTCGCTGAACTCCTGCTCGCCAATCGTGAAGGCAAAGCTGGACTGCGTGATGTCGCCACGCTTAATCAGCTTGTACATGTCTCGACCGTCTTGCGTGTCGGCCAATGCTGCGCGGTACTTGAGTCCGTTCTCGTCAACGCTGAGTTCTAGCGTTCCGTTCGTGGTGCGTGCCATCGGTGCGCCGTCGTGATTGAGCAGCAACCGCACGTCGTCCTCCATGACGTCCTCGAATGCACCGCGTGCAATCTCCTCCTTGAAATATCCAAGGTCTGTGCGTTGCTCAAAGTTGGCAGCGTATCCTTCTATGACAAGCGAATCATCACCTGCAGCACGGACCTCGGCTGTTCTCAGCTCGACGTCGTCGCCGTATTTGTTGCGCAGCTCTGCTAGCTGCTTGCTGTTTTTCTCTTCCATCTTTTTTTCTTTTTCTTTTGATCGTAGCGGGTGACCTTTCGGGAATAGGTCAGTATCATGTTTGCCACCGCGAAAGCGTTCGTTTTTCAAGGCGTACAGGAATGACCCCACGCGAGCCATGGCCCACTGCTCAGGCGACTTGACCGATGGCCGCACGCTTGACGGGTTCGTCTTGTATGCACCCACGCCTCGGTCGTACACCTTCTCAAGCATGGACACGGTCGCCTTCTTGTGTGCAGCGTCCACCTCTTTGTTGTGCTCCTCAACTTTGTTCTTGAGCGCCTTAGCACGGTTGCGCTGCTGGCGTTCGCTCATCTCCTTGACTTTCTTCTTGGCCCACGGCAGCATCGACTTACCGCCCCAAGCGTCATACATCAAACCGCCACAGCCTTCGTCATAGGGTACGTCAGCATTTTGTGCGTGGCGGCTCAGGAAACTATAGACACGCTTAATCACATCGTCCGATAGCTCTGAGCGGCTCGCAATCTGCGATGCTCTGCGCCTACCGACTGGCGTGCCACAGCTGCCCCAGCCATTGTCCTCAGCATACTTGAGCGCACGCTTCGCGTTATTAACTGCAGCCTGTGGATAATCCTTAGACACCGCTGCTGAGTTTAGTGCTGTACTCGTCGAGCTTGTCGAGCGCGATCTGATTGACTTGGACCATATGGGCATCGCCACCTGCTACGCCGTTCATGTCCTCCGTGCGTCGTGCTTCGTTGATGCTCATGATGCCCGCCTTAACCAATGTATCATAATACTGGGCGCGGCTAACGCTGTCGCCTCGCAAAAGGTCTGCAAGGTCGAAGCGTGTGAAGTGTGTGAGGCGCTCGTCAGGTGCGATGAGCTTGCAGTTCATTTCCTGCTCTATCTGCCGAGTCCATGGCACGATGGTGTACTTGGCGAACTGTATGGCCTGCTGCTCCGTGTTGCTGTACGTCACGTTCGACTGCACACCCACAAGGCTCGGCGGCACACCAAAGATGCGGCATATCTCCTGATTCAAAAAGTCGCGCTGCTCGGTCAGGCTCGCGTTCTCAGGATCAACTGCGATTCGGTCGTATCGGAAACCGAACGGCAGCAGCTTGGTGCCGAGCTGGTCACCGCTGTTGTTCCAGCTGTCTTTGATGATGTCTATCTGCTCCTTCTTCAGCGGCTCGTTGCTGGACAAGATGCCTGTCATGTTGCCTGAGCTACCGAAAAACTCAGCAGCAAAGTCCTGCGCTGCCTTGGCGAGTCCGAGCATCTCGCGGTGTAGTTCGATGGGGCTTTGTCCGTACAGGTTGCAAACGCGCAACATGTCAGCGTGCATGTACACGCCACGGTCCTTCACCTCGTACATCACCTCACCGTCAACCATCTTTTCCTTGACCGACTTAGGGTTGACAATGCAAAGCTCGTAAGGGTCACCATTGGGCAGGCGCTTGATGATGGCGTACGCCTTGCCATAAATCAGGATGTTGGCCACGTAGGTCTGCCAAAAGTCGTAGGCTGTGTAGCCTTCTTCCGCCTCTACGCTGATGAGGTCCTGAATGGTGTGGCCGACGCTTACCTGCACTCCGTTCTCGGTTCGTCGCATGACGTCGAGGTGCAGCTGCGCGATCGTGCTGCTGATGCGCTGGACGCAAGCGTAAACTGTGGACAAGCCCATGGCTGACTCGGTGTCTACAAAAGCACCCGACCGCGTGCTGATACCGCGCAAGTGCGATGCGAAACTGTGGTGACCTGTGTACGCTACTTGGTAGCCGTCACGCTTGAAAATTCTTTGGAACCAGTTAGCCATTGCGCGCAAGTTACGAAAGGTTGATAATCTCAAAATAGCCCTCGTCTTCTGCTGGGCTTTTCATGTGTTCGCCGATGCCCATAATCATTGCCACGATCGGGTCAATCTTTCCGCCGCTTTTTTGTTTGTCAGCTTTGATGTTACCCGCGGGGTCCATCTTCAGCTCGACGTTGCCAAGCGCCCAACGCAGTACGGGGTCGCCGTCGTGCCATAGCTTGCCCGTCCGTACCAACACCTCGAGCTGCTTCGTGGGTGAACTCATAGAAACAAAGCCTTGACCGAACGGGACCAGCGGCACGCCGTCGTCAACGAGGTCGATGGCGATCTGCGTGCTGTTGTATCTGTCGAAGGCAATCTTTTGCACGTTGTACGTGTGCATTAGGCTCGACTCTTCTACCACTTGGCCCTCGGGTTTGTTCATGACGCCGCTCACCTTTCGGCGTATGCTGGCGTAGTCGGTCACGTTGCCGTCGGTCAGGTGTACATTCGGCAGTTCGAGAAACGTGCGGTAGATGTGCGACGGGTCGCGGTCCAGCACTTGGTGCACCGTGTCGCTCGGCAGGAAGTAGTGGCCGCGCACGTGATAGCCGCCGTCTTCAGGGTAACACATCACCAGCGCAGTCATATCGCTGACGCTTGCAAGGTCAAGGCCGCCCCAGCATTTGAGGCCGTCGAGATTCGCCACGCGCTTGTTGCGCATCCAAACCTCATCCTGTATCCACGTCTTTGAAGCCGTCACCCACTTATTCAGGTGCTTCGTCTTGAACTCTACCTCTCGCGAGCCGCCGAGGTTGATGGCTTGCTGCAGCTGGCTGTCGAGCAGCTGGCCACGCAGCGCCGTACCGAGCGACGGGTTGGCCTTGATCCACGTACTGCTGTCGGTCCAGTCGTCATCGTCGTCAAGTTCGTAGATGATGGCAAACTGCGCGTCATCGTGCTTGATGCCGTCCAGTATTTCCTTGCACGTCTTCTGCAGTTCAAAGCATGGCGATTCGCGATTGAACCCAGCCGTTGTGATCGTAAGGTGCAAAGGATTGCGACGCGCCTGCATACCTGACCGCAATACGTTAGCCACGCCGTCGGTGGTGTGTGCGTGGTATTCGTCGATGCCTGCAAAGTGGACGTTCAGTCCGTCGAGTGTGTCGCGTTCCGAGCTGAGGTACGTGCAGCGCGCCGAGAGCGTCGGCGCTTTGATGTCGTGCTTGCCTGCTTTGAGGTGCTTGCGGAGCGGCGGCGAAATCGTAACCATCCGCTGCGCTTCGTCGAATCCAATCTTGGCTTGGTCTTTCTTAGTTGCTGCAAAATATACTTCAGCAGCTTTCTCTTGATCAAAGAATAGAGCTGCGAGCGCAGCACCCGCCATGAGAGTCGTCTTACCATTCTTGCGAGCAACCGTGATATAAGCATAATTGAATCGTCTTGTGCCGTCCTCTCGGAACCAGCCGTAAAGATTCCACAAGATAAACTTTTGCCACGGAAGCGGGTCAAACGGTTTGCCGTCCCATTCGCCTACGGTGTGCCTGATGGCTCGCTGGAAAAAGGTAATGTAAGCCTGTGCCGTCTTTGGCCTGAACTCAAGGCCGCGCTCTTCGGCGGTGTCGAGGTCCGTCAGGTAGCGCTCGCACGCTTTGCGCGTGTACTTGCTGGCGACCAGCTTGCCATGCACCACGTCGAGCGCATACTGGTGGCCTTCACCTTCAAGCATCTTTGAACGTCAGCAGCTGCTCCAGTTCGTCATCAATCTCCACATCGACCTCGATGCGCTTGCGGGCTGCGGGCGTCATGCCTAGCTCCTTAAGCACCACCAGGTACTTGGATCGGGACTCCACCAGCATTTGGTGCTCGGGCCTGTGCTTCGTCATCGTGTCACCTGCACGGTTGACCGTTTCATAGGTGTACCCTTTTTCATCAATGATGGCCTGCAGCTCGCTGACCTCTACGGTCAAGCATGCCGCCATCTTCAGCAGGTCCTCGTCGAGTGCGCCGATGTGTCGAGCACTGCGCAGCGCCTCCTTGATGCGGGCGTATGCTACCTGTTGCTTTGGTGTCAAATCGTTCATGTGTCAAAGCTACTTGTCAAATCGCGACAAAAAAAACGCAATATTTCCCCCATGT